TAAGAAAATACTCGTATGCCTGAGAATATTCTAAGTACATACTCATACCATCAAATCTGTTATCTACTTTAGTATAATAAAATACTGTTCCGTCTGGCTTAGTTTCTTTGATAAATTCAATCTTCATATACTTCGTTTTTTAAAAGTTCAAGTTCTGCATTGTTTTCTACCCAACGAGTGAATGTGTAATCATCATCTTCGTAATCGTAGTTTTTAGGCAATAAAGCAGGGTCATAAGGGTTTGATGTACTCCTATCCCCGTCAATTAATATGTTCCCGTATCGCTGATATTGGAACAATTGGTAGTTGGTTAAATGTGTCATTTTGTGTTTTGTTTACACAAATATACAACAATACACAATACAAAGTGCAAAATTAAAAAATATATTTTTGTAAACTTGTTGCAAATAATGTGGCTTATATAGGATAAAAGCACATCAAATTGTGCAGTTTATGACACATTTTGTACATTAGAACGTACAAAGTAAGGGTAAAACTTTACAAATTATGTAATAAAGTAAAGGTATAACTTGCCAAAGTCGGTAGTAAAATGCAGCCAAAAGTAGTATAATTACTACCTTTTGTTGTACTAAAGTGAAACTTTATAGTAACTTTTGGAAGTAAAGTTTGTCAGAACCCCCGTATGAATACTCCGGTAGGTATAGCTTGAACCCACAATCTATAAGGTTATTAGCTGAAGGGAAGTTGTCTAAGGTAGTATATGTAATAGCTATATGGCAAAAAGTAGATGCAGCCTTTAACCTGGTCTTAATCATTCGCCTTTGTATGCCTTGTCCTCTATGTGATTTCTTAACCCACGCTCTGTTAAATATGCAGATGCCCTTAGAATAAATTGATCCGCAATAAGCTACTATCTCGCCTTGATCTAACATAACCCACCACTCACGATTGAACTGGAACTCGTCAGCGCAACCCTTAAAGTTAGGATTGGTGTAATCTAATTCCCTTAATTGCTCGTAGGTTTCTCGGTCTAAAATATTGCCGAAGCTAAATATCTTTTTGAGGCGCATTGTGTATAGTTTCTAATTTGGTTAAATAAAGTATTGCATCTTGTAGCTCTTCCTTTAGGTGCGTTATCCATTGACCCGTGCTTAAATCATTTCTGTCCATTGTAGTTCCGTACTTTGATTTCCCTACAAGTTCACGCCTACGCATATCTTCTATTACTGCTGCTAATATTTTACTGTCCATTATTTGTCGGTTTTGCTATGTATCTTAAAACAAGTTTTGCACTTGTATTGTATTTTCTTTACACCAGTTGCGGTTGTTCTACGAAGTGAAATAATCAAGTCATCGCTTCCACATTCAGGGCAAGAGCCTCGGTCTTGTCCGAATATAACTCCGTAATGTGTTTTAGGTTCGATGTGGTTCTTAAGAGCGTTAAATACCTGTTCTAATAACACAACATCTTTTTGGCAGTACTTAATCATTTTAGCCATAGCCACTTTGTCTTTATGCAGAACAATGTCCTTCCATAAACTATATTCGGTTTTAATCTTAGTGCCAATTCCTAAGTAGTCAGCTATGTAATTAAGCTTGTTGCTATTAAATCTAAACTTTTGACGTGCTACTTTTAGCGTGTCTATTGTAACATAAGAAGGGAACATTTCAATCTTATGAAACAAGCAGCGTGTTCTTATCCACGCAAGGTCGAACTTGTCGCCATTATGCCCTACTAACTCCGATGCCGTGTTTGCTACTTCAATAAAACTTTGTAGCATCTTTTTATCGTTCTGTTTGCTATCCCATTGTAAAAAGTAAACTTCCTTCTCATCTTCCCACTTGTAACAAATACAAATAATAGCACGTTCTTGTATTATGCTATCCGCAGTTACATTAAGCTTATATCCTGCACTCCAGAAAAAGCCAACGTTAGGCGAGGTTTCTATGTCAAAGAATAGGCGTTTGCGTTTTGATTTTAGCATTATTTATTTTTTGCTGAATTTATCTATTGTGGTGTAACCCATAGCAAATAGCGTAAGATACAAGACGGCATCTACCAACTTATCGCTTGGGTTAATTTTTAAGATTATATTTAAGAACAAAGAAATAAAAAGACAAATACTGCCAAGCATAGCCACTACTCTTTTGTGGCTAATACTGTTGCTTTCGTCTGATAATAAGTTTACTAATATAGTTCTAAAGTTGCTCATATAGTTTAGCCTCAGCCTCTCTCCGCCTCACTAACCCTTTAAGCACCACGTTGTTGGCACGCACCCACTTCATAAATTCAGCCTTAATTGTAGGTTCTTTAGGATTAATATTTACTTTTTTTAGTAAAGTGCTTCTCCTTAAATTGTTTATACCTACATTAAAAGCAAACGAAACAATCGCAGAAAAATTGTTTGCAGTTACATTTGATTTTACAAGCGCATCTACATCTTTTGCAAAGTCATCGACTATTGCATTAAAGTAATCTTCTGCTTGTTGCTGGGTAATTACATCGCCCTCTTTTACATTCGTTCCGTCAGGGTAAAAAGTCAAACCCCAAGAAATAGTCCATAAACCCGCAGGGCATTTGTATGCCTTTAACTTGCAGCCTTCGAACTGCTTTATTAAATCCCTACCTGCTTTGTTTACTTCCATAATCTATTCCAATATGCTAAAATTAACACAATCGCTATTATTAGACCGATTAGAGCCTTCCAAAAGTTATTTTGAGTAGTTACCTTGTTTTTATCTACAATCGAAATTTGAGTACTTTCTGTGCGATTAAACGCTATTGTATCTTTTTTAACTAAGCTATTGTCGGTTTCCTTCTCTTTTGTCTGGTATACCCACTTAGTTACTATTTTAGGAACTACTATAATGCTATCCTTTGTTACACGGATTGTGTCATAGATAGTAACCTCTTTTGTAAATACTTGCTCCTTTTCTATAATCTTGGTAACGCTATCGTAAAAAGTAAGATGCACGGAGTCAATCTTAGTTGTCCCCGTGCTATCAAATCTCTTTTCAAACTTCTTAACCGAAGCGCAAGATGTAAGTAATAAGGCTAAAAGTAGTATTCTCATTTGAGTTTCTTAGTCATTTTCCAATAGTATCGAATAGCCATACCGCCTGAAACAATAGCAACCAAACTCGCCAACAATGTGAATAGTGGTTGAATACTTGTAATGCTAATTGTAGCACTTACTAAAGATATGATTGTTGATTGGTCTGCTTGGTGGTTATTTGCCATTATAGTTCTTCTTCTTCTTGTTTGTTAAATTCTACGCCAGTAACCCAATCTTCTAAGAATGTAAAATTCTCTAAGCCATTAGGATTGACTACGTTAATTATTTGAAAATCAAATTCTTTATCATTTAGCGCATCAATATCTTTGGTTAGTTTTTTGATGCCTTCTTTAGAGAATTTGTAATCTCCTTTTTCTGTAAGCACTAAAATACCTTTTTCGTCTACTGAAGCGTTATCTAAGCGAAGTTCCTCAACTTGTGAGTTGTAATCTTCGTGGTACTTTTTAACCTTCTCATAAACTTTTACAAGCTTCTTAGCTACTTTTGTTTCTTGATTTCCGATTACTGCATTAATGTCCTTCACTAATTGTTTGAGTTGTTTGTACTTCATTTTCATTGTTTTTTATTTGTAAAGATAATTGTGGATTGCTAAACGGCAAAGGTAAATTTACGATTGGTGGGTTTTTAAGGTTCTCAATCTGTGTAGCTAAGTTTAAGTCCATAGCTTCTACATTGTTACCTTCAACTAACCATTCGCATACTTGCTCGTAAGTTAAATCTTCGTAAGCAGTAAAGTCAGTTTCCGAAGGAGTAGCACAAGCCATTGCCCCGTAAACTTCTGCGGTGTATTCTCCGTCTTTGCCTTCGTATCTCCAATGTACTGTTTTTACTACATCGGTTAAACCATCTTCTCTCGGTGCGGTGTCCATTTGGCTAATAAGCCATTTTGTTTCTAATGCCATTTTTAAGGTGTTGAACTATTTAAATTAATATAATATACTGTTCCGTCTACGCTTACAGGTAAGTAACCGCCAACTCCGAATGCAGTTCCACTTACTCTTGCTCCTATCTTGATTGCTGCTCTACCCCAACCCGTGTCTGGTTCTCCTGTTTTTATTGAGCTATTAAATGTAGCTCCTGTACTTGCCAATGATAACATATCTGTACCACTTACACCACTATATTTAAATTTGATAGTCCAATCGCCATCAACTGATAAAACTGCTCCTGTTGTAGTAGTAAATAAATTGCTTGTAGTTACTCCACCATAAGTAGTAGATAAACCAGAACCATTTCCTGTTAATTGTACACTGCTACTAAATGTTGCACCACCTGTAACCTGAAACTTAGCACCATTATCTGAAGTTGTTCCTACAAGCAAGTTACCATTAGCTGCTAATGTCATAGCTTGTGTAAGTGAAATATTATTACCTGCTGTTCCTGAAGGTGCTGTATAAAAACGATGTTCCCCACTTAATTGTAAGTATGTAGATGCAAAGCCATTTGAAATATATTTGTTTTGTGAACCATCATAATATATATTAGAACCTACACCTGTAATATGTATACCACTTACACTATAAGCATAATACGCAGAATTTTTAATTTGTAATGCAGTATAAGCACTCCACGCACTCGGTGTAACTCCTAATCCTAAATTGCCTGAAGCGTTAAGGCGCATACGCTCGGTGTTGGCAGTACCAAAAGATAAAAAGCCGTTAGCAATGTTCCACAGGTACGAATTAGCTTCTATCTGACCAAGTTGCAAATAATAACTTGCATCACTA